TTAACTTACAAGAGAAATTCTAACGGCGTCGTTCGTTCTTTCGGTGTCCTGTGCCAAAAACGTGACAATGCTGCTGAACTTGCTCAAATGCTCACCACTCAGGTGGGCATATTTATTGACCATCTCGAGCTTCTCCCATCCACCCAATTCTTTTAACACCATCAATGGCGTTCCCTTCTGAACATGCCAGCTTGCCCAAGTATGGCGGAGGTCGTGAAAGCGAAAATCCGTGATGCCGGAAAGCTGAAGTGCTCGTTCGAAATCCGTCCTGTTTATGTACCCCTCCTTTTCGCCGTTAGCAGAGAACACATACTCATTGTCGATCGGGATTTCACGCATCATCGCGACAGCGTAATCACTAAGTGGCAGTGGTCTTGCTTTACCTGATTTTGCGTTTTCTGCCGTAACAACGGCGACTCGACGGCTCAGATTCACATTTTTCCATTTCAGCGAAAGAATCTCCCCCAAGCGTGCGCCGGTCAGCAACGCGAACGAACACACCCACTTCATCCAGTCATGGCGCAGATTTGCAATTAGCGACCTGGCCTCATGCTCCTCAATCCACCTAACACGGACTTTCGGCTCTCTCATTGACTTCGCGTAAGGCTGTCTATCAAGCCACCCACTTTTATCGGCGAGTGAGAAGCCTCGCATGATGAATGATCGGTATCGGTTTTTTGTGGCGTTAGCCAGGCGCTTCCTGGTAGCCAGGTTATGAGTCGGCAAGTTATCGACTATCTCTTCCCCGGTAATGGAGGACACGACTCTACCGCCGAAGATGCCAAGCCAGTACCGGGCGTAAATCTGCTTGTTCTCATAACTAGATTGGCCTTCTGCGTCACGCAAAGCCAGTACCACCATGTCCTCGAAAAGCCTTTCCGGGCGCTTGTCCAAGTTGGCTACGGCCCATAGCTCATGCTTTAGCTTGTCGTGCAGTTGCTGGGCCTTTGCCTTTTCCTCGGTGCCAGCAGAGCGCCTAATTCTCGTTCCGTCTGGCGCGGAGATGTCAATCCAGTATTTTTTACCCCTCTTGAAGATCGGCATCGTTTTGACTCCTTGCTGCCGACCACAGCCAGTCGGAAGACATTGTTATTGGTCTGAGAAAATTTTTCTATGCTTTCTTTATTGGCCCTCCACGATCCGCCGACTTTGAACATGTGAAATTTCGCGGGGTTTCGGTATATCGTGTGGGGGGAAACTTGAATTTTTTCCGCGTATTCTTTGAGCTTCATGAATTTGGCCTCATCCGAGGCTGCGCGGGTGTCGGCCATGATTACCTCGTTATTTACCCTCCCGCACTCGATGAACCTCACAGCAAAGGCGTAGCCACACCGGCGGAGACTTCGGCCAGTACGGTGCTATCTTCACTGCGTGCTTATCGAGTAACTGACGGAGGGTTAAATTGTTGGAAGGGGGGGGGGCGAAATCTCTTAAAAGCTCTCTGGCTGTACTGCGGAGAAGGTTTTTCCTGGTGGAGTCCATATCATGCAACGCTTACCTCCATCGCTATGCCTTTTCCTATGCGCAGGAGTTCGTCTCTGGATATGGTGGAGAACTGGCACCGCGGCTTGATAAATGGTCGCCAGATGAATAGCAGGCTTCCTTTGCTGTTGCCGTTCTTCCCCGGCTTGCCCGTCGCGGAATTAATAAACGCCAGGCGGCCATCGGTGATAAAGCGGACTTCATCGACTGACTGCAGCGCCAACGAAAACCAGCCTGTTGATGTGTCCGCCGGCAACAGCATCACGATCGGCTGATTCTGCACGTGACATTGCTCCGCAGCCTTAATCACCCACGGGGTGATGTCGCTGTATGGCGGATTGCACCAGATGGCGCCGTAACTCACCCAGTCGATTGATAGCGCGTTATCCTGCTCTGTCTGGTAGTGAGCGCATAGCGCGTTACCATCGTCCGCTGCTGCATCCAGGAAGAAGCCAAACTCAACATCCAGTGCGTTGAAAACTTCGATTGGGGTTTGCCACCGGTCTTTGTGTTCGGGGGGCGTATTGCTGGCAAAAACAGCGCTCAATTCTCAACTCCCCAGCAGCGCGCGGCTGCGTTGACGCAAAACTCTATGCGGACGTTAATCCAGACGACATCCACCGCCCGCGCCGCATCGATCGCTTGGCGCCATAGGTCTGCAGCATCTGCAAAATGCGCGCGACGTTCTGCCTCGGCCGCCTGATGGGCCAACGATTTGTATTTGAATGACATGGTTATCTCCGGGTTCAGTAGGCACGCTGGTGGGTTACAGGGGCAAGCAGCTGGTTAAACCATTTAACACGCTTGATGCACTCGACAACTGAGTGTGGTTCCTCATTCAGCCATGCATTAGCCACTACCTCTGGACGATCAGCGCGAGCTCGAGAATAGCGTTTGTACTCGGGATCGACTGAAAGGACTTTTATTTTTCTGCCTTGCGGCTTCACATCCTCGACCACCGCTTTAACAAATGGAGATGTAGCCATTGATTGGCGGATAGAGGTTACTTTCGATTCGGTAATATCCAGCTCAGGGAAGTTTTGTTGAAGCAGGGTGATATGCTGCTCTCGGGTGTACTGGCCGCCATCTTTAATCAGCCATTCAATGATTTCGAAATTGGTCATTTTTAAATCCTGATTTGGTTGTTGTAGCGCTCATGGCTCATGACTTCCTATGAGTTTCCGTTGTCTTTCGAAAGCATTCGCCAGCAGCGGGCCACTGGCAGCGTCAAATACTTATGCTGGTAGGTTTGGTTGGGTTTCTTTTCACCCCTCATATAGGCGCATAGAACCCCCTCAGCTTTGGCGCTGATTCGTTGCGGAATTCGTGGTTTCATTTTTACCAGTGGGTTATTTGGTGATTGGCGCCCAGCATATGGATCGGATGCCAGGGCGGCGGACTTTTTCTACGGCTTTTTCTTTTTCCAACTTGATCAGACGCTGGCGGATGGCTTTCCCGGTCATGCCGTTGTAGCCGGCACTGCGTAGGAGGTTTGCGACAGAATCCGGCGTAGAACCGGCGATGCTGATCCGCGAGATTATTTCGTTATCGTCGGGTATCGTTATCATGAGGTATCGCCTGATGTTCGATAATAAGCCCTAATTTTTCAGCCAGCGCCATTTCAGCTCGCGCACCCAGCGAGTTCTGCCAGCCATCGAGGAAAATCACTTTTGTGGCGCATCGCATCATTGCTATGCAAATATCCATATATTCTGGCTGCGTGAGTCCGTCAGGAAGAGTTGCTGGATTAAGCGGGATACCGCCAGAGCATTTGACGTGCTCGGCTATGCTGAAGAATGCAGGGCGGTTAAATTCCGGGAGTCCAGTCATAGGGCCGGCGATATACACTTTATGCACCATTCCCACCCTCCGGCGCTGCTTCCAGCGCAGCTTCATAGATGCATAGGGCAATCCCACCACAACAACGAGCTTCCATGGCGATTGCTTCGCCGATTTCGTCTGTCATTTCCAGTGGCATGAGTTTGAACCCCTCCGGCAACGTGTAACTGCTACTTACAGGTTGAGCCAGCATTGCGGCGCGGCAGGCGGTGATTGCGGATTTTGCTTTGTCCCAAGCTTCGTGGTCGCGGTCGGAAATGCGGAGAACCTCATCCATTGCATCTAACAGTGCTGTTGGTAGTGTTGGCACTGCTGGCGCTGGCGGGGCGGTGTAGATTGGCGTCGTCATGTTGAGGCCGCTGGTTGTGCGCTGGACAGCTGACCACGTTCCGCCGGCGCGTTGGCCGCGATACTCTTTTAGGCTGTCTGGATCGATGTATCCCACCGGCTGCGCCTCCCGGTTAGCCAGTTTGCGGATATCCATTTCAATTTCGTTTGCCCAATCCTGCCACACCAGCGGCAACCCGCCTTTAGCGCTAGCGATGTGGTTAGCCAGGTCATACAGTTCTTCTTTCATACATCCCCCTTAACCTGCTGTAGAGTGAACGGGGGCCGGGAAATCCAGCCACTCGTCAAAATTCGCACCGGCTATCAAGACACACCCGCACCAGTCTTTTTCAGAAGCGTCCATCACCCTCTCTATCTCTAACTCCTTTGACCGGTCATAGACATTAATCTGAGGGTCGCCGACGGTATAGAAGCCCAGACGCTCGGACGGGCAGCGGTTCAGCACCTCTTGCAACTCGTCCAGCCAAGCGCGCTCTTTTTTGTTCAGCTTTGCCATCCTACTTACCGCCCTCTACGGTGAAGGTGAATCCGGCGGCCAGGATGGCTTTCTTGTCTTCTGCCAGGCGGGCGTCCCACGCTATTTTCCTGTGCTCGAAAGCGGCCTGCCGTTCGGCTCTCTCCCACTCATGTGGTAGCATCTCACCCAGCAAACGCACCGGCTTAGCCAGCCGTTTTTCTGCCGCTCCCAATGATCGCCCTAAATCTCCGTTTTTCTTCTCCAGAGAATCGATTCTGTCCTGCTGCTGATTGATGTGATCGTCCTGCGATTGATTGGTGCGTTCCAACTCGGTGATACGCTGCAACAGGGCGGATACGTACTCTTGCGAGTAGAGCGGGGTGATTTCCGTCAGCGCCGACTCCCAGCCGAAACGCTCCGCTTGGGCCTCAACAACGGAGCGAGTAATGCTGATCGCTTCGTCGTACACATCTCCGTGATAAATTGCCAGCCACGCCACCGGCTTGCTCAGTTCGCTCAGCTTCTCAGTGCTCATAATGATTTCTCCTGTGCCTCGGCCCGCTCAAACCAAAAAACGACTGGAGCATCCTTCACTTCAACCAGACCGAAGCGCTCGGCAGTGCGGAAGTTGACGCTATACGCCCGCGCTCTTTCCGCCTGTGCTGCTATCTGCTCGCGGAACATCTCTAGGCTGTAGGTCATTTTGAACAGGTTGCACGGGGCACACGCCGGGTTGAGGTTCTCTATGCAGTCGCGGCTTTCGTGCCAGACCTTGCCGGTGGCCTTCAGCTTGAACAGGCCTTTAGCCGCTGCCGCCATGTCCTGCTCAGATTCACGCATCACCGGTTCGACATGGTCGGCGTGCCAGCCTTTTTCTGGCAGCACGCAACCGCAGTAAGCGCACCGGCCGCCGAACTTCTCCCGCAATTCTGCACGCTGTACCTTAGTCAGCTTTGCCACGTTCCACCTCCCTAGCGCTGTCACCTGGGCTTGCATTGCGAATGGCAATCTTCAGCGCATAGACTTCAGCGTCATCGCGGCTGCTGAAATCCTTAATCCATGCCAATGCTGAATCACACCCGCCGCCATTGTGAGTGGGGAACGTGGCGATAACACACGGCCCCATATTCCAGAAGTTCGCATCAAAGCTCAGGACGACGCCGAGCGCTTCAGCTTGCTGCTTCAGTTCATTTGCTGGCATCACTACCTCCGTGAATTACGGTGCGGACGCCGTTCCAGTCTGGGGCGGTTACGATCCTTTCGTTTTCCATCCTCTGGATTAACCCGCTCGCCATCCAGTAGCTGCATTTCAGCTCACGCTGGAGTTTGGCCACACCCATGCAGGCATGCATGCGGGTGAACTCGACGGCCTCGCTGTAGAGGCGGTCGTCTATTTCTGATGGTTTCACTTTTCCACCTCCACACGACGAAACTCGATAACCCACACCCAGGGATTAGCGCGCCAGCTTTCTTCTCCGTAGATGGATGCCCACAGCCGCGCAAATACGTCAGCTACACAGTCGCCACTCTTCATATCGGCGGCGCTGCAGCCTTCGCGTATCGCATCGCCGTCGCTGATATCGTTCAGCCGCTCAACACGCACGGCGGTGATTTCCAGCGTGATTCTGCTGGCCCAGCGCGGCATGTGGATTGAAGGTCTCCATGCACCTTCGTATTGGGTGTCTCGATTAGGTATCGACCACAGTCCGTAGTTACCCGGTTCTTGCCAGCACGACGCCTTATAAATCCGCGCCGCATGCTTCTCGTTCCCCTTAATCAGGTTTCCATCCCAATCGATGGGACAGCCGTCTTCGTTGCCGAGGACGGCGAAAGTCTCGCGCACCCACAGCCGATCGCCTACCTGGCCGAATGGGCAATGTTCGCGGTAATAGCTCTGGCTGTTGGCGTGGTCGATGCCGGACTCCAGCGGATAGCATTCGCCGACCTGTGAAGCTACGTCGATCAGGTGCAGATGCCGATCGCTGATTGCTCGCCGCGTCTGTGTCTTGCGGCCGTCGATAATGGCGCGAACCATCTCGCCGTTGAAAATCACTGGGCGCTCTTTCATTTGGCCTCCCGAATGTTGGCGGCTAATTTCATGAGGTCATCGGCCAGTCCAGCGAATGCTGAAGAAACATCTGAATTGATGAATTCAGCTCGGGATGATTCATGAGCTGTGTATTCCGCAGCCTTCTCCACTCCCTGCGCCTGGATAGCTGCAAGTGCTACGTCAGTGGCTGGGGTTGTGATAGCGTCAAATTCATCCATTGCTGCTTCAATAGCCGCCTGCTGGCAGACTACTTCCGCACGACCCTGAATTCCCGTGCCTTCACCATTTAGGTCGTTATGCATCTCATTGAGTTTGTCTCCAAACTTCTTCAGCTCCCGATTCTCCACAGCCAGTGCATTAACTCGATCAGTCAGCTCTTTGATGGCTTCAGCCATTGTCAGCTTTACCTGCAGCGTTTGGGAGTTGATCTGCTCCAGTCTGTCGCACTTTTCCTTCAGAGCTTCATATGTCAATACTTCGGTCATAGGTCATCCTTAGCCCGCACCACAGCATCAACTGGCAGGCATTCGTAAGAAGAGGGGAGGTTTTTCGCGGCGATGTCAGCGGCGCAGTTCTGGTAATCCGGGTAGATATAGCCAGCTGATTCATAGCTGCACGAATCCGCACCTGCTGAGCAGATGAGAAGAAATAGTCCGAACATGAGTTGTCTCAGTTTTTGGTTAGCCAGCCATTTCGCCGTAGGTTTTCGAGCAAGCGCCTATCTCCGATCGACTCAATTGAGCGACCGGTTATTTCGGCTATCTGCTGGTTTGAATGTGTAAAAAAAAGAGCCAACTCTTGTTGACTCCATTTGTCGCATGGCTTGATTAGATGCCGCCATTTTCTAAGCGGCTGTTTCTTGTTTCGATAGTGCAGAGAGGTTCCTCCGATACGCCTTAGCCTCAACCGGCGGGCCTCTCTAATGATCGCAGACTCGCTTCGTTCAAGCTTCCTTGCGATGATTTCTACTTCCGTGTCTTTGGTTGCTTGCCGGAGATATTTTCTTTCGTAGTCCTGCCAGCGCTCTGACATGGCTTACCTCCATTGATCACCGAACTTGAAGCCGATTTCTGCCAATGACTCGTCCATTTTTTCTATGAACTCAGGCACCATTTCGTTGAAATCTGACATGTACTTTTCATCGCGCTCGATGATGATGTGATGTATTCCTTCTCGCTTCATGCGCGGGTCATAGTTGCCGAAATACCAGCCATCTTTACCGGTAACCCACATGCTGTATTGAACCTGGGCCATATACTCCGATTTTATTGCTTCAAGGCCACCAAGCAGGAACTTCATAAATACCGCGCTGGTGAAAGGGCATTTTAGTTCTAGCCCGCGCCCGTCAGAGCATAGTCCGTCTGGAGAGCACGCAGTTCTCATGGCTTCGTCTCGGTAAAGTATCGGGGCCTCGATGACGCTTACGTTAGCCGTAAACTCGAATAGCCTCCGCGCAGATTCTTCATGCTGCTTGCCCCACGCCAGAGCTTTTGCGTTTACTTCAGGAGACTCGCTTGTGCATATTTCTCCAAGCAGCGTATAGAAATAGGTCTGTTTCATGTCAGGCCATTTCGTTCCGCTTCGTGGCTTTGATATGACTTTCGAAGCCTCTGATGCAGTGATGACGCCAAGCCGTAGCCGATGCCATTCCGAGCTCCCTTGCTCGATTAGGTTGATGTTTACGCCAGTGCGCCGCAGTATCATTTCAGAAGTGATCATGCTGCCACCTTGGTTCTCTTGATGAGGAAGTCATGCGCTTTAACAGCCTCGACCTCCGTCAATTCAGATGCGGCCGTGATTGTGCGCCCGAAAATCTGAGAGCAAAGCGGCAACATGTCACCCCATGTTTTATCCATTTTTGTGAGAAGGTCGGTGATGCTTTGCAGGGTTTCAATCGCAGCGGGAGATATGTCGCGCTCTTGGCTTCGTTCCTGATTTAAGTTTATTCCTTCTCCGCCGTCGGTATTCATGTATTCAATTGCGGCGTCTAATCGCTCAGCACGTGGCCAGTATTTGCTTGCCCGCTTGACGATTGTCTTACGCGCCATTTCCGCCCAGAACGTCTTCCATGGTCCGTTCTTTGCCTTACTAGTAGCTTCGGTTGCCTTTATCTCTGCGAGGCTCATTTCCTCTGTGAGATAGTCTCCGTCATGAGTCTTAACCGTGCAGTATCCGCCGACCACTTCACCGCGATCGCCGAAAGCGTTGTACTTATGAGTGGGTGCGCTATCCAGCCCATTCGATTCGTAGGTATCGTTCGAGTAAACCAGCTTGCACTGACCCCACTTAATCGACCCGGTGGCCTGAGCGAGATGAAGAAGCCCCATATAGCTGATATCGAGACATACCATTCCATCGCGGGGAACGAGGTATGCCAGCTTACTGGCTGGGTTCAAAGTGATGCCAATTGCCGCTACGTTGATAATTGCGTTCTGCGCGCTCGCCGGATTCCCGATCGCCGTTTTCGTCAGGAAATCATTCTTCTGGAAAAGCTGCATCGCGAACTGGCTTTCCTTAGCCCATGTAACTGATTGGTCAGTCAGCGCGCCGCTAAATAACGGCTCCTGCTGTTTCACGAATTCAATGATGCTGAAGCTCATCACGCTACCTCGTCGTATCTGTGTTTGTTCCGGTATATCTCGACAGCCCGCTCACGCTTCACAATCTCTGTCAGACAATCCCAAATTGCTTTGCTGGCTATCTCCTGAAACTCGGATGATTCAGCAGCCAGCGCGAATACCTCGGCTTCACAGTGCGGAAGATGCTCTCTAAGCATTTTCTCCATGTAACCAATCCGCATCTGCTTATCGAGGCGCTCAACCTCTTCATAAACCGCTTCGTTATCTTCTTCAGTGAAAGTCGATACGATGCGTTCAATTTCTACGGCCTGTTGTGCGTTCATTTCGACCTCCAGGCTTGTTTAAGCTGAACCATAGCCATTGCCCATAATGCAGGACTGCGAAGCTGTATAGCGGCTCTGGCGGTGAACTGAGCGGTGTTGAATGGCTTATTCATGGTTCGCCCCTTTGATTAAGAGTGTCTTTCAACCACCGGCCAATGCAGCGCATCCGGCGGGTGATGATTTCGAGTAAAGTTTCAGATTGAGCGCCCATGAGCGGGCACCCAGCGTAAGCAAGTTGCTGCATTGGGTAACTCCTGATTGATAGGTATTCATTGCTGAACCAACTCGTAAATTGGCTTAGCGATGGGAATAAAAAAGCCGCACTTAGGCGGCTCTTAACTTGTTCACGTAATTCATACATGCAGTCGGGCTACAGTCTCTCCATGTGTTTTTGTGTTGCATTCGCTGACTTGGAGGATAATAAGCAACCGTTCCATTTGGCGTCCTGAAAATCAGGGTGTTGTTTCCCTCCTCGAACTCCACTGAATTTCTAACAAAGAAGTCCTTAATTCTGTCATAAGCGGAGTTGCGCGCTTTCCTGCGCCTTTCCTTCAGCTCTGGATTCCATTCGCGCCAAAACTCTCCCATCGTGTAATCTTCATCAGTCATGTTAATTCCAGTTAAAAAAATGGCCGCACAATGGCGGCCTAAAGGGTGTCGAGGCTTCTCTAAACATCATCAAGCCCACTGTGAAATGAGCTTTGTGATGGTCAGTCAGTTGGTGGTTCTGGTAGTGGCATCCAGTGGGTTATTGCGTTTTGGCAAATGTCACCGGTATCAGGATAAAAATCATCTTCGGTGTAATGCATTGTCCAATAAATACCCTCGCTATCTATAGCGAGGCATAGGGTATCTTCATCAGGATATTCGTCACTGCACTTAATCCATTCACTCATCACATAACCCTCATCAATCCAATAACCACGCCACACCAGAAGAGGGCGCATGAAACCAACATCCAAAACCAAACCTTTCCTCTGAAGCTCATGATTGCCTCCAAAAATAAAGGCCGCGTTATGCAACCTCGGTGAACTCACCATCTTCATCTAGCTGGTACCAAACATCCGGCTTAATGCCGTTTTCGCCCACCTTGCTGGCACGGATGTGGATCAGCTCGCCTTCGTCGTTCCGGTAGCAGAGAACGAGCGCGCTGTTTTCGGATGCGCGGGCTTTGCCTTCGATGCCGTAAGCAGCGGCGACGGAGTGAGATCCGCTTACCTCGGCCGCCGAGTAGTTGCCGGTGTTGCTGGCCGC